GTGGGCCAGCCAGTGGCGTTGAATATTTGAGTCAGTCGAGAGGCCAAGGTGGATTTACCGGAGCCGGAGCGCCCGGTTATGGAGATGACATACACCTGTGGCAGCGGCATGGTCGATTGCCACAAAGCTGATATTGTCTTAGAGAGCTGGAATCATGTCATTGGCGGGGTGGGTTTAAACGCCGAACGCGGAATGGAGCTGGTCTGACTGGCCAGAGACAGCCCTGCCGGAGATAACGCACTCGTTCTGGCGCTTAGTAGTGTTGAACACAGACACCTTGGAAGCTAGCTTCGGTAGAAACCTGGCTTGGTTAAATGAGTCTGGGTTGAGCTGCGCCACACTCGGGCGGTACATGCAGGTTGCAGCGGTCTCGTTGAGTCTGGCTATTACGGCGTCGACATTCTTAGCGACCAGCCCTTCCGAAGTGAAGCCAAGTTCAGTCAGCTGCGGCAGAATGAACCGTATGACAGCGAGAGATGTCTCCACCAGAGATCCGGAAACGGCAGAGAAATCCAGCTGAACTTTGGCTGAAAGAACGTTGCCGTCTCCGTCGGCCCCAGTGACATCAAGTAGTGCACTTATGATGTTGTCAAAGAGGAACTGGACTTCGGTGTGATTGCCGACGTTGAGCGTGCCCTGTCCGTAAAACGAGAGGGAAGGGCAGTTGGCGATGTAGTCCCACTGGAAAGCTTGCAAACCCCAGGTGGTTTTGAATCGCATGTACGCAGCGGCGGCTCCTGTCTGCTGGGTGCGGGGTTTGCCGACGGCCCAGCCGTGGAGCCAGCCCTCGTACACGGTACCATCACCGGCAGCGGGCGGTTCGGCAGTTATTCCAACGACAGTGCCGAATGAGGACATACGGATGTTGGCGGTGTCCTCTCGAACGAAGCGCCAACCGGGAAGCATTGGGTTAACGTCAACTGGGATCTGCAACGCTTTGCTGTCTCTCGGGCGTATCATGACCCAGCCATCGGTGGAGCCAATCTTGGTCTTGGCCTCGCTAAGCGTTGTAGGAACACCAGCGTTGAGTGGATCACTGAAGTAACCGACTTGGACAGCACCGGAAGCGGTGCCTAAAGGAGCCGTGCACTGGAGATCGAGGGTCAATGCTTCAAAGGTGTAGTACTCGAAGGCGTCGAAGAATGCCTTTTGGAGAGCTGAAGTGATCGGGAGGGTGAATGCGGTGAAGCTCTCTTCTGGCTTAGGGTTGGGTAGAATCGGAACGTTGAGCCTGAAAGGGAAACGAACTATTTCCTCGCCATAAAGCGAT